ATTCCTGACGACAAAATCCTGCATCAGAGGCATGGCAGCCTAAGTGCGTTGGAAGTGTTTGGGCGATACTATAGGTCGAGGGTCGCCGCCGTTTACCGCTATGCAACTGGTGATGCTTGCGGGTGAGCTAGGCGAAAAGTACGGCACCCATCACGAGTATTACGATTTAAGGACGCCAGCGGATGCGATCAAGTTGCTGTGCGTCAACTTTCCGCAGCTGCAGCGTGATCTGATGATTTCGCACCATAACGGTGTGGGATACAAGCTGATTCAAGCTGGTGCGGCGATGGGCTATGACGAACTGCACTTGCCGTTTGGCAGCAAGCCAATGGTGCTTGTGCCTGTGATTGCAGGTAGTGGCGGTTCAGCGACGCAAATTTTGGTCGGTGTTGGCTTGGTTGCGGCGTCGTTCTTGCTTCCTGGCGCAGGTTTATTTGGTGCAACTAGCGTTTTTGGAGTCGGGGCACTGACTACTGCAGCAGGTGCTGCCACTCTTGGCACGACTATTGGCACAGCTTTAAGTGCAATCGGCGCAAGTTTGATTCTTGGTGGCGTTGCCAACATGCTTTCGCCACAGCCAGAAATGCCAAAGCTGTCGCAACGTCGCATGGAGACGACGAACTTTAACGGCCCTGGAGCGCAAGGCATTACGCGCGGCAGTGACGGTGTGCAGTCATACGCTTATCGAGGTGCAACCAACACTGTTGGAGCGGGCGTAACCATCCCTGTTGTTTACGGCAGAGCACTTGTTGGCGGTCACTTGCTGAGTGTCAACGTTGTTGCTACTGACACTTCAGACCCGTTGGCAACTGCGATCAAAGCGCCTGGCGAGCAAACTGTTTTGATCAATGGAGAGCGCCCCAGCAGGCGATTTGACAGGGAAGCTGGCCTAGAAACACAAAAACTTACCCGCGCTCAAGCCACAAGATACAAATCAGAAAAAGGTGATGGAGTGAAAGTTGCTGGACCAACTGAAGGTTTTGGTCCCGGTTTAAGCCATAACTTAAGAGAGAATGAGCGACAGACTTTTGATGGAATTGACGCCAAAAATGCTACAGAGGACAGTAATCGCGGTTTTGACATGATTTTTCACGTCAGCAAAGGTTGCTTTTCGCGAGCTGGCAATGCGCCTGACACACAAAAGATTGATGGAACGTTTCGTTTTTTAATTGAAGTTATTCACTCTAGAGGCGGAGGAGTTGACGATCAATTAGTTGTATCTGCTGCAACTACGTTCCAAGGTTATTTGGAAACAACGCAGGACTATTATTTTGTGCAACGCATGAGATTTAGCGAGCAAGAGTCTGGCAAGGATGTAAATCCCAGAATTACTATCTTAGATGAAGAGCTGCAGTCTGACACGCGGTTTCGCCTTCTCGCTTACGGTTACAACCTCGTTTAACAAATGGCTCTTAATTCTGAAACCGCAATCAAGATCATTGACCTTCTCTGCGAAGGACCGATTGAAGGCTTGGTTAAAGGGCGTCAGAGTGTTTTTCTAGATGAAACCTCTGCGACTGATAAAGAGGTTGGCAAGTCTGATTTCGCCATAAGAAAAGGCACCGCAAATCAAACGCCATTTGGCGACAAGTTCGGCAGCACAGCCGCAACAGTCATTTCTGTTGATACGCAAATTGGGAACAACTACACAGAAGAGCTGGATGAAGACAACTTGGTTGTAAGTAGGGATTACGGTGATGGCACGTTGGTGCGTACTATCACAGACCCGGACACAGATTTTGTAAAACTAATTTTTACTGTTCCAAAGCTGTTTTCACAAGCAGTCGAGGGTATCGCCAGGGGTCAGCTTTTCCCAGCAAAAATATCTATTGAGGTTGATATTTTCAATAAAGGCGGCAAATACCCTGTGAGGTTCCCTGGAGAGGGAGGGCGCTTCAAGATTTTCGAAGGCATTTCAACTTCCGACTATCAATACGAAACGCCAGAGATTGAGCTGAAGGGTGAAGGCCCTTGGAAGATACGAGTTAAGAAGCGTAGGTTTAGTCCGCCTGAAAGTGCTTTTCAGATTCGTTTTACTGATTTAGAGGACGTTCCATCAAAAACGCCACTCGCTAGTGGTCGTGGTGACACGATTCTCTGGACATCAATCGTTGCTGGTAAGAACATAAAAACGGGCTACAAGCACACCGCTTGTGTTGGCCTTGATCTTTCCACCGAACAGTTTGGTTCGGTGCCTCAGCGTGCGTATGAAATACGCGGCATGAAAGTCAGGATTCCTAGTAATGCAAGTCCTGACGTTGATGGGCGTTTAATTTTCAGTGGTTCGTTTGACGGTAGCCTGCGCCCTGGACGTTTTTACACAACGTGTCCGGTCTGTTGTCTTTATGACATGTTGACTAATGATCGGTACGGATCAGGAGACTTCGTAAACACAGCAAACATCAGCTGGGTTGATCTGATTGAGCTGTCGAAGTATTGCAACGAGTTGGTTACTAATTCCGATGGAACGCAAGAGCCACGGTTTGCAATCAATACTGTCATTGGCAATGCTGCGGATGCTTATAGCGTTCTGCAGGATCTCGCCAGCATCTTTCGGGGGATGCTCTATTGGAAGGCTGACACGATTCAAGTTGCAGCTGATCACGGCGTTTTAGGCAACATCTATACGGCACTTGATCCCGTCCATATCTACACCAACTCAAACGTTGTTGGTGGTGGTTTCAATTACAGCGGCTCATCCCTGAAGACGCGCAGCACAAGGATTCGTGTTCGCTACAACGATCCAGACAACTTCTACCGTCCTGGCTTTGTTGTCATTGAAAACAATGAGCTAGTTCAGAAGTACGGCTTCCAAACCAGAGAAGTTATTGCGTTTGGCTGCACATCCAAAAACCAAGCCCAGCGCATGGGCAAATGGATGATGGCCTCTGAGGAAACAGAGGGCGAAACTGTCACGTTTTCTGTTGGCCTTGAAGGCTTGATGGTGCTGCCTGGTCAGGTGTTTGCAGTGTCTGATGCAATGCGTCAAGGCGCAAGGCTTGCGGGGCGTGTAGCGGCTTCCACGACAGCGACAGTTACCGGCGACGAAGACATCACGTTGCCAACAGGTTCTGATCCAAAGCTGACGTGTGTGTTGTCTGATGGAACGGTAGAGACCAAGTCGATAAGCGGCGTTTCAGGCAAAGTCATTTCGCTGTCTTCCGCGTTTTCGTCTGCGCCCCAGGTCAACACTGTTTATTCAATCGAGGCCAGTAACGTCCAGCATCAGAAGTTCCGTTGCCTTGCTGTTGGCGAAGGGGACGATGGGACGTATTCAATTACTGGCGTTCAGCATGTTGACAACATCTACCAAGTTGTTGAGACCGAGAATGCGCTACTGCAGTTTGCAGACGTAACAACGTTTGACGAAGCTCCACCAGCTCCAGTTGATCTAAAACTGGTAGCGACCGAGATTACGAAAGAGGACGGCACGGGCAACAGGGTTTTTGCAAGCTGGAGCCGTGGCAATTCAATCACCGCTGTATTTTTTGAGATTAAATACCAGATAGGTGCTGGCAACTTTATTGATGCGACAACAAACAACACAAACTTTGAAATCGATGGCGTGCCAACTGGCACGGTGATTGAATTTAAGGTTCGTTCTGTTGGCCCCGCACCACGCGCCAAACGGTCTGCGTTTTCAACGTTCTCATTTACTGTTCCTGCGGTTTCAAGCGTTAATCCATTTAACCCTGACGCAGCTTTGCCAGACAGTGCAGTTCTGCCACCAGATCCTACGGGTGTTTCTTTATCACCGATTGGCAAAGATCAGGTCAATATGTCTTGGGTGCTTGCAAACACTGGTGTTAATACAGACAACATGAAGGCGATAATTCGCCACACTGCAGATCAAACAATAAATGCAGATTGGCCGAATACAACGTTGCTGCGTATTTTGCCAGCAAAGCAAGCGTTTGCGATTCTTCCGCTAATCAACGGAACCTACTTTATTAAGTTTGAAAGCGTTTATGGGAAACGCAGCAAGAATGCCGTTGGCGTGTCGATCAACATTCCTGACGCTATCCCTAGGTTCAACTTTGAGGTCATCAGGGAAGACCAAAACGCCAATGAGCCTAAGGAGTTTTTAGGCGAAGGTTTTGGCGTTTACTACGACAGTGAGTACGACGGTCTAGTTTTAGACGGTGATGGAAAAATTGACGAGATTACTGGCAATTTCGATGATCTGACAAGCGTTGATTTTATTGGAACGCGGGGCACCAGTGGCACTTATCACTTTGCCAAAACGTTTGATCTTGGCGGTCGTTTCAGCGTTGACTTAAAACGTGTGATTGAATCTCGTGGGTTGTATCCATTGGATACGATCGACGATCGAACAGAGCTTATTGATAGCTGGAGTGATTTTGATGGTGCGTTGGCTGACGACACCAGTACAGAGTTGTACTTCCGCACATCAGATGACGCTAGGCAGAACAGCTTTTTCCTGACGGAGGATGGCGACTATCTGCTGTTCGGTGACACTGTGTTGCCTGATCAGGATTTGGTTACGGAAGCTGGCGAGACGTTGATCACGCAAGGCGGTGACACGATACAAACAAATCAAACAACAAGCGGGTTTACACAGTTCCTGCAAGCGCAAGACGATGACCAGTTGATTACAGAAGCCGGAGATTTGCTGATTACTGATCAAGTATCTGTTCCTGAAGCAGCAGGCGATGACAAGATTTTCCATGATTCCAACCTT